CATAAGCTAGGCACACGAATCACGGGAACCGTACCCCAAACCACAATTGACTCGCTTCAAAAAATAATAACAAAAGCAGTCGATGAATCGTGGAATATAAACAAGATCCAGGATTCAATATCAGGGCAATTTGATCAATTTCAAGGGTACCGCGCGAGAATGATTGCAAGGACCGAGTCAAGATTGGCCTGGGATGCAGCAGCTCAAGTTGCTTACAATGAAATTGGGGTAAATGCGGTGGATGTGGTGGGCTGCACAATGCTTGAGTCCGATTCTGATTGCGGGCGAAAAAATATCCCTATATCTGAAATAGGTTCACTCGCTTACCATCCCAACCATATCGGGTGCCTTGCCCCTGTTGAGGAATAGTTGAACTTTACAAAAAATCGCGTATGATGACCGGGTCACATGTACAGTGAACACACGTAGTAGCCCAAAGCTTTTCGGCGCAGTCTTTTTTTTCGCCGAAAAGCTTTTAGATCTTGGAGATTAATTTGGACAAAAAACTTTTCAATCTTCTGGAATATAAAGCCGAGCAAACTCAGGACGGCTTTTATATCTCCGGATACGCCAACACGAAGGGCAATGAAGACGCCTACGGGGATATCCCTATGGGATCCAATGTTTACGATTTGTCGCGATTTAAAAAAAACCCTGTTGCCCTTGTTGATCATGAAAACAGCGTTGGTAATATTTTTGGAATGTTTATTTTAGGGGATGGGGCTACCCAAGAAGACGAAAAAGGCCTTCGTATCAAGTTGCGATTGATGGACAACCCTCAAACAGATATTGCAAAGCACGCGGTAGAAGCCTACAAGTCGGGATTTGCAAGAGCATTTTCGATCGGTGGCAAATGGACCTTTGGCAACAAAGAAAATCCAAAACACCTCACGAAAGCGTTTATCCACGAGATATCAGGCGTCGCCATTGGGGCAGACGGCCACGCGCTTTCCTCAACTTCAAAACCAAAATCAATAGCAGAAATTACCGAAGACGAACGTCGTCAGATAGTCATGGAAAGCTTGGTCGCGGAGTACAGAAAATCAAAGTCCTCGAGCGTTTTGGAAACTATAAAAATATTTAGGAGCAAGTAAGATGAAAAAATTAATTGAACAATGGATCTCTGAAGGCAAATCTGACCTAGAGGTTGCCGGCTTAGTATTGGCAAACGAAGAAAGCAAATCAATGGACGAAAAATCAATTGCAGACGCAATCACTGAAGCAAAGAAAGCTGACGGGATTATGTCAGCACTTAAAGCGCGAGCTAAAGCAGAGCAAGACGCCAATGCACTAGCAGAGTCTGTTTCGTTGAACGAAAAACGAATCGAAACGGCTATTGATGAAAAACTTAAAACCATCGGGATTGATTTTGCAAAATACAAAGCGCCAACTGAACTGAAGCGTTTTGATCATCGAACTGGTAAAATTGAAAGTGTTCGCATCACTGAAGAATACGGCGCAATGAATGTAATGTTAAAATCATTCTCCGAGCGAGACTTCAAAGAAGCTAAAGCAATTTCAAACCGCATCGATATTGCAAACGATATTAGAGACTCGACGTTGCAAGGCCTTGTAAAAGCAACCCCTACAGTATCCGACTTTACAACCCGGGGAGGATTCGCGATCCCAACCGAAGTTTCCGATCAGATCATGCAAGTACTTTACGCTCAATCCGTAATGTATAGCAGAGTGAACAAAGACAACGTCATTTTCGAGTCGAAAGTGTACCCATTAATGTACGGAATAAACGTTGGGTATATCGCCTCAGAATCTACAGGGGTTACTGAGAAAAACCCAGTCTTTATTAATCCAACGGTAACAATGGAGCGAATTGGTGGATACTCCGCAATCAGCAACACCCTTATTCAACGCAAAGGTGCCGATCTTGTTGCGGCCTTTGTTGCGGCTTACGGCGGGGCATTTGCTGAGTTCTTGGACCTCCATATTTGTTGCGGGAATGTAACCGGAAACAGCGACTTAATTGATGGCATTGTGTTTGATACCAACACTAACCTACCCACTCCAATTGCTTTGTCGTCTTTGACAATGTCCGCATTAAAAGATATCAAAAACGCCTTGTCTGCAAAGGCGAGCCTAGCATCAAGCGTATTTGTTGCTAATAGAAAAGTGACTGACGCTATTGGTTTGATGGAAAACACCGGTGGAAACTATGTGTTCCCAGGGTACGCAGAGGGACGTGGAGTTAGCCCCTTCGGAATCCCGTTAGTAACAAACGCACAGATCCCTTCAACCTTGGACGTTGGCGGAGATAACCGAACGTCTGGAACTGATGATGTGTTAATTCTGGCCGACCTTTCCAAAATGGTAGTTGGAGTCTCTGGAGACACCCGAATCGATTCATCCGAGCATTTCTTGTTTGGCGACGACTTATTGACCCTTCGAGCGGTCAAAATGTTTGGACAAAAGGTCTTGAGTTCAACATCTACTGGCGGAATCGTTGCTGTTGCTCAAGAATTAACGAACTAATGAGCGTTGCATTGTATGAAGTAATTGACCCACGGGGCGTTATGTACACCGCCGGTGGGCGCGACGGAGGGAAGGCCACAAGTCTTCCCGTCGGTGCTAAAATAAGACAAGCCGACGTTGATAAGGGCAACTTTACAACTGGGGGACTTGAATCGCTTGAAAAAAACGGTCGGGTAGTTAAATTAGCCGGCGATGTTATTCAAGGGGAGAACAAAAAACTAATAAAAGCTCAAGAAAAAAAAGCAAAGGATGGGGCTAGCGATGAATAGTAAATTTTTAAGTTTTGCATTTTGCGTTATTGCATTGTCTTGCTCAATATCAGCCGATCAATTCCGGACAATTAGTGACGTAACCGGCAAATTGACATTGTCACGACAACCGGCCGAGACAATAGTTTCGCTGACAGCAGGACAAACAACCCCCAACGTTGCACTTGGGACAGTCTTTGTTACAGGGACTAATATTGGGGCCACTGCTATTAGTGGGTTTTCAAATGCGATTCCAGGAAACATCATCACAATTATCGGAAAGTCAACAACCACGAGTAATGCGACGACTATTGCGGATAGCGCGCCATTTTATTTGGCCGGAACATTTACGGCGTCCGCAAATCACTCCATCCAATTGTTAGTTCGTGGCGCTACTGATTACGTTGAGATTGGTCGGAGTTCTAACTAATGAGACGACTATCGGCACTTTTTGTATCGATAATTGCGCTATGCGCCCCCATAATGGGGGCTACTTTCTCGGGTGATTTAATTAAGGGCACACAATCCGCATCGATGATATTCGTTAACGAAACGATCCCGACGTCGTCATATCTTGAAAAAACATTTTACGCAATCGGCGGGTTTAACTCGATCGTGCTTAACGTGGGTTCTGTCTCCGCAGGATCAATTGCAACTGCCAACGTCGACTGGTTTGTGCAGTCTGGTGGAATTCCTGTAACAATCAATCAATCGATTGAACGTGCAGGCACAGCAATCACCGATATCAAATCCGATATTGTTCGGATTCGGATAAACTCCAACCAGGCGGCCCCGGTAACCGTTACAGGCAACATAATGTTCCGATATATTGGTGAAAAACGAAATCGCACAATTATTGGGAACTTGAGCTTGGACATCCCGGCCAGTTCAACCACCGTAACAGTTACCACCGCAACGCAAGGTTATTGGTATTTTCGGACATCGGCCAAAATCTACGTTGATTTTGCCGGCGGAACCGCTACCTCTGATGATGCGGTGTTTAATGCGCTCGACGCGATTGACATGTACCCGGTTTACCTACGATCCGGTGACATCATCAAGATCATCTCGGATTCTGGCACAGCGAATCTGCGCGGCTTCATTTATGAATAAACTTCTTGCCGCGCTTGTCGCGGCACTTCTCTTTTCTTCTAGCACTCATGCGATAGAGCTATACCCATCAAATACACAGTTGGGAGCAGTATCAATCGCATCTTTAAGCACCCCTATTATTTCACTCACCGACGGAGCCACGATCACGCCAGACTTTAGCCTTGGAAATCAATTTTCAGTCGCACTAGGTGGAAATAGGACACTAGCAACGCCGACCAATTTGCTGGCTGGCCAATCCGGGGTCATTACGGTCAGGCAAGATATAACCGGGTCGCGCACACTTGCTTATGGTTGGCCGTTTGTATTTGTGGGAGGGGCGGCCCCAACCCTATCTACGGGGAAGCTTATAATGGATCAACTCAATTACGTTGTTAACGCGTTTTCTTCTGGCACATCTACAATAACAATTGCTACCCCTGCTGTCGTTACGCTAACAGCGCACGGGTATAAATCGGGTCAACGGGTGCAGTTTACAACTACCGGGGCTTTACCCACCGGGACTACAGCGTCTACAACTTATTTTGTTACGGTTATCAACGCAAACACTTTCAACCTTTCAACCTCGTTTGCAAATGCGCAGGCCGCCACCTTTGTGGCAACCTCAGGGACTCAATCAGGGGTTCATACTGCAACTAACGCATCGATCACGCTCACAATCAACCCGGCTATCAATTAAACATGATAAGCACGTTGCTTCAGGATAATGCTTTTGTTACCACTTGGAATACTGAGAATGCGGGGTCGGCGACTAAAACAATAGTCATCCCAACCACTCAGTTTGGAACGTACGCCTGTACCGTCGACTGGGGCGATGGGAAAACAAACTACATGACGACATACAACGATGCCGCATGGACGCACGTATACACCTCTACAGGCACTTATACGGTCAAAATATACGGAAAATTTGTTGGTATAGTTTTTAACAATACAGGCGACAAGCTTAAATTGTTGACGGTCCAAAAATGGGGCCCAGATTTCAGACTAGGCACATACCAAGGCGCAAATTTTAGCGGCTGCGCAAACTTAACAATAAAAGCAACCGATGTTTTGAGTTTATCGGGCACGACATCTTTATACCAATCTTTTGGTTCGTGCACGTCAATTACGACGATCCCAAGTATAAATCAATGGGACACTAGCGGGATCGCGACTATGTCCCAAACTTTTAAGGGGTGTACTTCATTTAACCAGAATTTAGATACATTTAAAACGGTTAATGTGACGACAATGAGCGACATGTTTTATGGTTGCACCTCTTTCAACGGTTCGGTTGCGGGGTTCAATACTGAAAATGTAACGTTAATGCTTGGCGTTTTCTTTAATTGCGCCGTCTTCAATCAATCCGTATCAAACTTTAACACGGCAAAAGTGACACAAATGAACGCCATGTTTGCCGGCTGCACTTCATTCAATCAATCAGTTTCTAACCTAAACACCGCCCTAGTAACCAACATGGTCAGCATGTTTAGCGGTGCAACCGCATTTAACCAGTCAGTTTCAAACTTTAACACGGCAAACGTGACCAACATGTCCTCAATGTTCCTAAACTGCGCCGCCTTTGATCAGGCCGTTAATGGATTCAACACGGCAAAAGTGACGCTAATGAATTCTATGTTCTCCGGCTGTACTGTTTTTAATCAGCTCGTTTCGAATTTTAACACGGCCTTAGTCACAAGCATGTCTAGCATGTTCCAGTCCTGCACGGCATTCAATAGAGACGTTTCCGCATTTAATATTGCCAAATTAGCAAGCGCCGTCAACATGTTTGTTTCTTCGGGATTTTCCTTGAACCAATACGATAAGCTGCTCAACTCAACAACGGGGTGGCCATCTCAGGCCACGATACTATCAAACGTTTCATTCCACGCAGGCACAGCACACTACAGCGCAGGGAGCCCAACCACGGGCCGTACATTTCTTACCGGGACAAAACTTTGGACAATAACAGACGGAGGCACCCCATAATGAATGAGATCATTTACCCAGAATTGATCACGTACTATATAGCGTATACAGACGCCCTGTATACTCACGGGGTTGTTGATATAGGACAATGCATGGCCACGGGCGAAGCATTTCTTGATATTTTCACAGACTATGACGAATACGTTAAAAGCTGCTATGAACGCGGAATTGATACATTGTTGAGCGGGGTTAAGGAGCCGGAATAATGGCCGTATGCACCAACTCAGAAGTTTTTATATTTTGCGGCACCCCGGCTGACGTACAGACAACGCAGGGGGCCGCGATTACCGCGCTCATCTTGAACGTGACGTCAGAGGTTGAGAAGATGCTCGGCCGCAAGGTTGAATCTGCCTCACTTACAAATGGACTTTTCCAAGATGGGTTGAATTGCGAGATTATTGGGACAACTATTTGGCTCAGGGGAATATATCGAGATATTTACTCAATCTCATCATTGACTGAAAGAGGCGTAGCCGTAAGCGCCGCAACCGACTACAACCAGTCGGACACCTACTATCTTGACGTTGTAAAGGGCTGTATCAACAGAATATCCCAAAATTGGGACCAAGAGCCGCTATCTATCAAAATATCAGGGAATTATGGGTTGGGCGGGGCCTCGGTTCTTGGCGATATCAAACAGGCCGTGATTGAAATGACCGCTGCAAAGTCTGGCCTCTGGCGTCAAAATGTAATGACCGAAGGAGGCCGGATTGAGACAATTCGAACAACCCCGAACAAGCTCACAGTCGAGTCTCTAAAAAAATACATCCTTCGGGATTGCTGATGGGCGCATATGATGTCAGGCTAATTGGGCAGGAAGAACTCGAGGCCCGCATTAAAAAAATGGCAAATGCAAGACAAGTTTTCGACGCGGACTTTCGGAAGGCCGCAATATGGTCAAACTCGACTCTAAAAAAAACAACCCCTAGAAAAACAGGGACAACCGGGCGCTCGTGGGTCGGGCCAATCAAATTAAACGATTCATCTTACGAGATCGAAAATAGAGAAACCACCACAGACGGAAAATACTCAATCCCAGTCATTTTAGACAAAGGAAGAAATGCTGTTTTTCCAAAAAACAAATATCTATATATCCCACTGAGCGAGAGAGCTCGAGCTAAGCGTGCGGGGGCACATATTCCAAAAAGTTGGGTACGTGGAATACCAGGGTCTGTTAGTTCGGGCGATGATTATATTCTGGTACGCTCAGTGAAAGCTACGCCGGGGACCAAGTTCATGACCAACGCGATAAACCAGGCAAGCCGGGATCTCACATCAGCTATGATTGGCACGATAAGGAGCATCCACAGTGGGAGTTAACGTTGCCGTTGTTAGTGAATTGTATTCACGCCTAAACACAGCGTTGTCTGGGTCATTATCAACCGTTAAACGAGTCCGAGTTGGGTCAATTGAAGAGGCCCGGAAGCAAACGGATTTTCCAGTTATTAATATTCAATTGCTGGGCGGCTCAGAGGAACCCGATACCCAGAATCGGCGAAGAAACGACAACATGGAGATTGAGGTCACGCTTGTTTGTCCAAAGCTTGCGGAAACGCTCAATACCCTCTATAAAGAAAGCAACACAACCGGCGGCCTTTATTTGTTTGAAGTTATGAGGAATGTAATCGACAAGAACACAGCGGGACTTGTAGATAACACGTTTAATGGAAGCGTTGAATATGACAAGCAAATTAATTATACGATAAACGAAGCGCATGACGTCGTAGAATTTGTTTTGGTTGTGAGATTAAAAACGAAAACATATTTTTCCGGAGGACGATAAAATGGAAACAAAATACAAAATAAAATATCACGGCGTCTCGGCTATTTTAATTGATTGCCCTGGATTTTCCGGGCGTGTGTTGCCCGGGGATGTTGTGAACGTCTTCAAATCCGCGATTGATGAACTGTCAGGGCACGATGAGTGGGCCCTTTTGGCTGATAAAAAAGAAGAAAAAAAACAAAAAACAGGAGTTGATGAATAATGGCAGTGTCAGGCTTAGGTCAAGATGGGTATTTTAGGATTCAAAAAGAAGTCACTTGGGGCACTGGAGTTACAAGTTCGATGACGCTAATCCCAGCCTTGCCGGGATCTACATTTGAATTCACACCGACCGATATTGAAAATACAAACGTCATTTCGTCGCGAGTAAAACAGCTCCCAAATTTAGGCCGAGTCAAATGTGCTTTTAACATTAAATTGAATTTACCATTCACTTTAGTCGGCCTCTTGATGAACTTATTTCTAGGAACTTCGGCAGATGCTTCCGTGGTTGACTCAACCTATGTCCATACCTGGTTAACACCTATCACGGGAGAGCGAATTGGGAAATCGTTCACCCAGCAAGTCGCTTTTGGGGGAGACACAGCTGTTCAAATGGTTGGCTCGGTTATAACGTCCATGAAATTGACCGGGGACAACCAGGGACAAGTTACGCTCGAACTTAGTGGCGTTGCTAAGTCGTATACAATTGGGGTGTCACGAATTACATCATTTACCTACCCGTCAGCGATCCCGGCAAACTTTTCAATGGTCAACTTAAATATTGATCCAGCTGACGCGTCGGCATTTGATCAGTATATCAATTCGTTCGAGTACTCAATTGATTTGGGTTACGATCTCGAGCGTTACAAGGACGGGTCGGCTTATATTCAAAATCCAGTATTTAAAACGATCCCATCCGTGATGTTGAAGTGTGCCGTTGATGCAGACAAACAATTTCGCGAGGCTGCCAAGGTGGGCACCTTATACGATCACGTTTTGACAATAACTTCGACAGAATACGCGGCAGGAACAACGTTTTCATTAGTAGAAATTGAAATCCCAAAAGCAAGGTTAAAAACGGAAACGTCAATCCCTTTTGAGAACGATAGGCTAAGCATGAGCTTGGACTTCGATTGCGGTTATGGCGGAGTAACTACCGGGTCAGGTGCAACCGTTGTTCAGTCTGAAATCCGCGTAAAAGATGCTACCGCAACTTACGCGTAAAGAGCTCAAGATTGGTGCAAATTCTTACCTTATTCGGCAATTAGTTCCAATTGATTTTATAGGGCGGCCGGGCGGCTGTCCTGTTTCTATGTTCAGCGTGGCAAGAGAGAAAACAAAGTACGAGCAAATGGTAGAGTCAAGTGGGGGATCTGATACAAATAATTCGACAGACCAACAATTGGAGGTCATTCGATCAGTGCTTGGGGCCGGAGTTTTGCGAAGAAATGGCCTTGACTTTAATGTTGATACTTATTTAGCAACAGAAACGGACATTGTAGAAATGCTTCACGTATTTGGCGAAATAATTTCTTTGTCTTTTTCATTTGCAAGCCCACTTAAAACAAACAAGGACCAATTGATGCAAATTGACATAATTTCTCAACGCTACGGGATTCAGCCGATAGATGTCGTTATGCCTGGCGGTGGATACACACCGCTTGACGCATTTACTTTTAATGCAACCGTCGCATCAGAAGGACTTAATAACAGAAACCAACTTGCAAAAAATGCAAAGCTTGAATGGATGGTGGCCCTAAATTGATCCGGTGGTTGCTGTTGATTTACGCTTTTATTCTGATGGATAAAAAAAATCCAGCTTTTGTTGATATTTTCAAGATTTTGAGATCAAAGCAATACCCAATAGCAAAGTGCGGAAAACTGAATACCCGCCGAATTGTTTACCTCAGCTTAGAGTACTATCGAACAAAACGTCGATTTTCACCCATTCAATGCTCCATTTTAAAACGAGTCGCCGGTGGCTGAGGAACGCGTCCGGGTTAAATACGACCTAGAAGACAACGCATCCAAGGGGCTTGGTGGGATTCTCGGGAGCCTGAAAAATCTATTCAGTCCAACCGCTTTATTGGCGGCGGGGATTGCTGGCCTTGGAGCCACGATTGGATCGATGATCAGCGCGGCTGAAGAGTCTAGGCAGGTAATGGCACAAACAGAGGCGGTCATTAAGTCCACTGGCGGGGTAGCGGGGATATCTGCGGATCAAGTGGCAGCATACGCACAGGCGTTGTCTCAGGTGACCAACTTTGACGATGAAGCAATTCAGTCAGGCGAAAATCTTTTATTAACTTTTAAAGCAATCGGAAAAGATGTATTTCCTCAAGCGACCGAAACGATGTTGGACCTTGCAACGGCAATGCACACCGATCTTAATTCGGCGGCGATTCAGCTGGGCAAAGCACTTGATGATCCCGTTCAAGGGGTGCTCGCACTAAAAAAGGCGGGGGTACAACTATCGGTATCGCAACGCGAACAGATCAAGATATTTGTGGAGTCTGGGGAGATTGCAAAAGCCCAGGGCCTTATCTTGGAAGAGGTGGGCAATCAAATCGGTGGGTCTGCAATTGCAACGGCGTCGCCCTTTACTATACTAAAAAACACAATTGGAAACCTTTCGGAGGCAATAGGTTCAAAACTACTTCCATTTGCAAGAGCAGGCGCAATTGGGCTCAACGAACTAGCAAATTCTTTTGTGAAGTTCGTAGATAAAATTGACGTTTCTAATGCAGTTTTAAACGTAGGTCTATTTTTTGACGAATTCTTGGGCCAAACAAAAAAGACATTCACGGCGGTTGGGTACCTAATAAAACAACCGTTTTCGTGGTCAACTTACGTCGGCGTTTTTAAAGTTTTAATAGATGGCATTGGCGGATCTTGGGACTTGGTAACGTCTATATTCAAAAATGGGTGGGCCGCAACAAAGGCATTAGCTGCAAAGATGTTTACGGACAACGTAACGTCGGCCATGAGCCTTACGCAACGGCTTGATCAAATTGATGCAGAAACACTTGCGGCAAAATCAAAGCGGATCAAATCTTTTTCTGATGAAAGCAAAAAAATAGACGCTCAAATTCTACAAAACGCAACGGAGACGGACAAAGCGGTTGTCGCCTCTAAGGTCACGACCTTTGAGCAGGCAATGGCAGCGCATGAGGTATACGTGTCCGGGCTTGAGGCAAGTAATAAATATACTTTTGCCGCCGAGATAGAGCGACTAAAAAAAATGCTTGTTGCATATGATGGAAATTCAGACGCTAAGGCAAAAATAACCGTCAAAATTAATGGGTTGATAACAAAATCTAATGAGGAGCAGGCGGCTAATTATATCCAAACAGAGACGGCCGCGATGGAGCAAAGACGGGCGTTAGGTGACCTGTCCGTTGCCAACGAGATCGCAGCTAATCAAGCAATGCTCGAAAACAAACTTTTAACGACAAAACAAAAAGAGGATATATCAACTAATCTCTTTAACCTCGAAACTAAGCTAATTATTGAAAAACGAGACAATTTTATAAAGGCGGAAACCGAGGCACTTGATCGAAAAAGAGCGTTGGGGGAATTGTCTGTCGCTGACGAAATCTCTACAAATCAAAAAATTCTTCAAGATAGAACGTTGTCACTAAAACAACGCGAAGACATTCAAACCAAACTTTTCAACCTGGAAACTCAACAGTTGGTAAATAAGAAAGAGATAACCAGGTTGGGATTTTCAGAGGAGCAAAAATGGCTTGAACAAATTAACCAAAACAAAAAAAAGGGAATGACCGACGAAATGGTGTTTACCAACTTGTTGTTGGATTCGTCCAGAAAAGCTGGCGATGAAAAATTAAGCATCGAAAAACAAGTCGCAAACGGGGCTTTGGATATTATTAAGAAACGTATTATTGCCGAGGTTGATGCGGAGTCTTCGAAATACATAACAAGCGGCATTGCAAAACTTGTTACCCTTAACCCATTTGGGTTGCTTGAGATAGCGGCCGGGGCAGTGATGTCGGCGGGGATTCGTTCTGCGCTTTCAGGGATAAAATTAGCCGAAGGTGGAGTTGTAATGCCCCGAGCCGGAGGAACTCAGGCTATTATAGGAGAGGCGGGCCAGGCTGAGGCGGTAATACCGCTCGGAGATCCAAGGGCGAAGGCTTTAATGGGCGGAGGTGGTCAGGATCGTGTTATAATATTGGACAGTGACGGCATGACCACTCTTGCAAAGGGCGTTTATCGCAAACAACAATACCTGCAAAGAACTGGCCAAATCGGAAGCGGGTTAATATGACGATCAACGGTAATATTAAATTTTTTGGGCCGAACAAAATCGATGAAAACTCTACATTTACCTTTACAAGCGCAAACACAAACTTAGCCTCGTCGCTTTATGACCGGACTAGGTCGACAAAGCTTGTGTCGATTGGATCGACCGACTTAGCAAACGAAGATTGGGTGATTGATTTTTTGGCGCCCAAAACATTTAATAGGGCCTACATTGATAACCACAACATAAAGTCTGGGGAGATACAATACTGGGACGGTGCGGCGTACCAGGCGTTTAGTACACCTGCAAGTTGGACCGGGAACGCCGCGACGACAAGTTATTTTGAATTTAATTCCGTGACGTCATCAAAAATCAGACTGAGAGCAACCACGACAATGGTTGCTAACGCTCAAAAATACGTCGGAGAATTAGCCGCATTTTTGGAAATTGGCACGATTGGAGCAAACCCTGTTGGATTTGACCCCGAGTTTATTGACAAGTCTATAGCAAACCAAGGCGCAACCGGCGGGAATATATTCATTTTGTTCGGAACAAAATATCACGCAACTTTGAATTTCACAGACGCGGACGCGACCGATGCAGCCCTCCTTTTTACACTAAAGACTTTGGGCACGTCTTTCTATATATGGCCATGCGGAGGAGTAGGCCAAACTGATCACGGGTTCCGATTGCAAGATATTTTTTTTGTGAACTTTATAAATTTCTTTTCCCCACGATTAGTGGGTAGCGTTTATGGGATCGCTTCAATGATCTCAATGGAAGTTGCGGAGGTATGACGGCAACTCTTAACCAATTAATAGCGCGAAGCCTGCACCGACCTGTTAGGCGTTGCTATATCAAGCGTCGTTTTATAAACGGCACGTATGAATCAAATTGGTTTCGAATCGACTATCTGGGCGGTCAGGACAGGGTTATTGACTGGGGTGGCTTTAGCCTGGAAATTGACCACCAACCAGGGCAGATTTCTAATTTTGAAGTGTCAGCGCTTGAAATGTTATTTGACAATCAGGAGGGATATTTCAACATCGAAACCGACGCGCTATCAAAGTGGTACCCCGACTCAACCTATTTGAATCGCAGGTATGCGAAGCTAAAAATTGACACGGCCTACCTTGATGAAGACGACGTTGAAGTGGGAACTGCGACCGTGTTTGAGGGTGTTATTGAGCGGGTTGTGATCGGCGAGGATCAAACGGCAAGAATAACGGCACTACCTTACTCCGGTATTCTTCAATCTTACCTTATAGCAGATCTAGGCCTGACGGGGTCGGCCACCGTTAGCTCAACAGTATCGGCAATTATGAACCAGTCAAAGATCACGGAATACATACCCTACGTGGCACCAACTCAAACCCTAAACACAACAATCGCGGATCGGACAACATTGGAGGGGAGCTATTGGGACGTATTAAAGGCCCTGGCGCAACAATCCAACGCAATCCCATTTTTATCTGGATCAACTTGGGCATTTAAGGACCGCTCAGCAGGATCGCTTGCTTGGAATTTTCAAGGCGCAGGTACTAGATTTGCAGATATTCAGTCAGTGACGGCTTACGACGACGAAGGCGCGGACAGGGTTCGGGTCTACTGGCAAGCTGAGGGCACATCGCTAACGGCGTTGTCGTCAGACACAACGTTGAAATTAAAATACTTAAACGCCCCACAAGTCATCAACCTTGACACTTACGACAATACAAACAAGCAACTTATTTTAAACGCGTTGCTTGCAGAGTGGGAAACCCCACGCCCAACAGTTGAATTCACCACCAAGTTTATGATGAACCAAATCGGATTGCTTGATAAAATCACATTGAAAATCATTGGCCCATTATCTGCTGGCGACGGTAGCGGGTTTACTTGGGGCGGCTGGGCGTGGGGTGACGGTAGCACGTGGGGAAAGGCCCGCGGATCAATAAATATATCAGCGGGAGTTGAATGGATGGTGACTAGGATTTTTAAAGATATTCAAAATTGGGGCACGCAAATCAAATGTGAGAAGGTTGTTTAACATGAAAAAAATTCTTAGTGGTCTTATTCTGTTTTTAATTTCAGCGACAACGTTTGCCACATTCAACTCAATCACGGACGGAGACCCCGGATTGGCCGCGCCGATCATGCAGAACTTTCGACACGTCAACTTTGGCAGCGTATTAAAACCCGTTGACACAAATGGGCTTAATTCAAGCGCAACCCTCGATTTAGGAACAAATACTGTTCTGTGGCGCGATCTTTACCTAAGTGGGACGGTGAAAGCAGGGGTTTGGAACGGGGACGTTGTCATGGGAACATACGGGGGCACCGGAATCAACAATTCTACGCGCACGCTAACTTTAAACAACTCAACCACGATAACAACTGCGGCCGCCACGGTCCTCGACGACACAACCGTGAGCGCAATGGTCGACACAATCGGCGGAGCATCCGCGACCGGGACTGGTGGCTTGGTAAGATTGGGGGCTCCAACATTAACAGCTGCTTACGTTATTCAAGATAGTGCCGCGCCTCAGCTTCAAGTAGGGCGAAGTGTTAACAATGGGATTTTTATTAATGCGCAAGGAAGTGCGCCCCATTATAACTTTTCTATTGCTCAACAAAACAACGTAGATGGGGGGCTTGAGTTTACCCCGTCGACTACTGTTGGCGGGACAACGTTCAGTACCCCCGCGATGGTGGTGCTAAGAACTGGAAACGTGGGCATTGGGACTAACGCCCCCTCTACAACTTTAGACGTTGTTGGCGCTGGGAAATTCTCATCGCACTTCACTGTTGATACAAACACTCTCTATGTTGACGCGACAAACCACATGGTGGGCATTGGAACTGCTAGTCCAACTCGATTTGTACACATAAACACCGACTCAACTAGCATTCCGTTGCTTGTACAAGCCCCATCAACGACCACCTCAAGAATGGCCTTCGCGGACTCCGGTACTTCGGTCACCACAGCACAAGCTTTTGGCTCTCAAGGCAACGACCTGGTTTGGTACACAAACACATCAGAACGAATGCGGTTAGCAAGTTCAGGGAACGTGGGCATTGGGACCATCTCCCCCTCTACAACTTTAGACGTTGTTGGCACTGGGAAATTCTCATCGCACTTCACTGTTGATACAAATACGCTTTATGCCGACGCGACAAACAATCGGGTTGGTATTGGGACGACGACCCCGGATAAAACTCTTGATGTTGTGGGGACAATAAAATCAACAGAGGTTGAGGTTTCAGGGAATATAACATTGTCGGGAGATATCTATACCCGAGTAGTAAGTTACAACGTTCTTATAGGCGACGTTACTGGGCTAAGTTCGTTTGGGACTCATACAGTCTATGGAAGATTTGTTGGAAAGACAGCAATAGTCGACTTTGATATATCTGGCATTTCCAGCACAACCGGATTCACGGTAACTTTACCAAGTATTTACACAGCAAGTTCAACAGGCGCACCCGCTCACTCTGCGGTGTTGATGGTGCTTGATAACGTTGGCAATTATCAAGTTGGGCGTGTTGAAGTTTTGGCGGGGACTAGTACGTTCACGTTCTTTAAAGGCGTCACTAATAACGCCGCGTCATTCACCGTACTTGGCACTAAAGGTGTTAAAGGCACCATTATTTATAGCGTCAATTAGGTAAAATGACGATTAAAGTTTAAAATAAAATGTGTATCTCAAGAAAAATAATGACCAGCTCGAAATCAAAAAAGTTGTTTGGGCGGGTCTTATGGAGATCGGGATTGACATCATGCTTGACCTAGTCGACAGAGCGGGTTCGGTGCCTCTTGAAACTAAAGTTGCCGTTCTCGAGAGTCAATTTTATGAACTGAAAAAACAACGAGAGGAAGACCGAAAAGAATTTTACGAATCAACATCAGCCGCTTTAATTTCTCGAAAAGAAATGCATGCAAAGATTGATCGATTAAATGGGTTTATTACGGATGTCGAGGGGAAGTTGAGCTTGCAAATATTAAGCGTTGAGAAAACAATCCTTGCCGCATTTGCAAAAAAGGAAAACGGCGTCTTGACGTCAATTTTAAAATGGATGTTCGGAATTATTTCGGCCGTCACGATTGCCTTGATTATGATATGGCTCGGGGCTAATAGATGATTGATTTAAGCGCGAAACTGTCGGGCCATTTCATTTTGTCCGAATTTGTTACCTCTCAAATGGCGTCTAGGCTCGGAATCGATAACACTCCAAATGACGCAGTGATTGAACACCTCCGCAAATTGTGCGAAACAATCCTAGAGCCTGCTAGGCTTGCGTGTGGCGCGTTAAAGATATCCTCGGGCTATAGATGCCCGGAATTAAATAAGGTTGTTGGTGGAGCGGCTAATAGCGGTCACTTGCTAGGATGGTGTGCCGATGTAATTCCTCTGGAAATGTCAAAGTTGCAATTTGCAAAATGGGTTTTGAATAATTGCAAATTTGACCAACTAATTTTAGAGTTCGGAACGGTTGACGATCCGGATTGGGTCCACGTTAGCTCAGACCCGCGAAGTCGCGGGCAAGTATTGAGAATATTAAAGGCGGGAAAATACGAGGAGGTGACATTGTGAAGTTGTTTTTGGCTTGCTTGCTCTTAATTCCGTGCCCTATTTTTGCCGAAGATCCATTATTAAGCGAAAAAAGCTCATATCTTGAGTGCTCCCCCGAGCTTTCCTACGGAGTCCACGACAATGGCCCTGCATGGGTAGAGATGGTCCCGTTTCGTGGAGGTGTTTTCTTTGGGTCAGATACTAGCCTCAAGGGCGGATTGAGTTACGCCTACGAAATTGATCGCGAAAAAAAGCCATTTGGTGCGCCAAACCATTATGGGTGGCGTGTTTCCGCTAAATTTGAGCATTCTTTTTTACCAAACGGAGACGCCCGATTCTTTTATGATGTGAACATTGGAAGCAAAGCAGAGGGTACACGCAATCAAATAAATTATCTGCAGATGACTAATTACCAGCGAGTCGGTATTATCTGGCGGTTGTTCAAAATAATGTAGGAGGTAATATGTGATTGATTTTTTCATTGGCTTGATAATTGGTTTTGCGGCGCATGCCGCCACACTCCCGCCTGTGGGCCCGGAAAATGTAACAACAGAGATTAAAACGGAATATTGCAACCACTGCATCCACAAACTTGACCTTGTTGATACCCCCCTTGGTATTCGTCGTGTTTTGGAATTATCACCAAAGTTTCGAGATGTCATTGTTGAGGATGACGTTTTGAATATTTCCTACACGTTTGAGGATCTAGATATAGTTGAATCAAAATTGGAAAGCGGATGTTTTTACCAAATAAAAAAAACCATTTCTATTAAAAAGAAGGGCAGGAAATAAAATTGAAAATAGATTTAAATGGCGCCATCGGCTTAGGTTACGCATTAGTATCGATCGCCACATATCTAATCAGTCCATGGCTCAAATCAACCTCTGATCGGGCAAAGATTGCCGTCGCTGGCGTGACTCTTGAATATTTAAAATCTAGCAATAAGTGGATAAAGTTAGCCATTATTGGATTCGCGATTGCTGAAAAATTACTGCCAGGAAAAACTGGGGACGAAAAATTTGTTTGGGTCAGGAATTGGTTTTTGACCAAGTGCCCAAACGCACTTGACCCAGTCGCAGAAGCATTTTTGAACTTTGTATACCCAATGCTTTCCGAGCACAAGGACGCGATTACGGACGCCGAGATTGCCGCTACAAAGTGAGAGAGATGTTCCATTCTGAGCTTCAGCCCGATTTTTGCGAAAGCGAGGACGCGACATCAAAGCCGGCGCTCCCAATTGAGCTAATTGGAGACATCAACCGGGCCCTAAGTTGTTGTTGTGGTAATTGTGGGCGGGACAGGTTGATTCAATGCCCCTGTTAAAGTCAGGCAGGGGGCTCGTGTCTTATAGTCTAAAAGACGCGTTGGTCCGATTTGTAGTCCACCTTGGCAAGGTCAAAAATAAAGCGTTTAGAGAATTCGGGCAATACGAGAGCGCATTAGAATACTTTGAATCGCTGGCACTTAATGGCGACAATAAGGCGTGGCTTACCATCAGATATGGGGATGACCGGGTCTTTACGTTAGCGCGGCGCACTACCTAATAGGGCGAGGCAATAAGTGCAGGGGGCGGGAATTGAACCCGCTATCTAGGATTAAGAATCCCCGGCCCGCCGGTGGTCTACACCCCGCACCGTTTACAATATAACACACCCCGAGCGCTGATTGGCGGTCAACCACCCGTATTAATTGCCCATTGCATTTTGATTGCACTTCGTTTATAATAGGCAAGTCCTAAACAAACAAACGGAGCGATTAAAATGACAAAGCAAATCACGATCACAACAAAGACTCACAATGGCGGGCACACCTCAACCTGGACAGCTTCGGAAAAGGAGCACATTGCTCACGCGCAAACAGAAGTTGCCCGGAGAGATACTGAGCTAGCAGGTTATTCAGACCATTTTGGCGATTTTGACGACGCAGAATTTCCAAAGT